CCATTAAGGACAAGACGACCGGATGACCACGATACATTGGTATAGGGGACCCATTCGCCATTGGAAGGGAGAAAGGGGGGCTTCTCTGGATTCACCCAGTTCGTTAGATTCATAAGTTCATTGCGATACAGGAGAGAATCGGACCGTCGGGGTAACAGGAGAATACGCTCAATCGGGTTGTGTGTTTCTAGTTGGGTGAGTTGGCGCTGAGTCACAGAGGGAATCTCATATCGTGTCACTTGACGGATAAGGTATTGTAGAGGTTCAGAGGCAAATTGGTTGCGCTCTTCGTCTGTTAGATACACATAGGTCATCTGAATCTGAGGCTGGAGAGGCCATGTATTTAATAGAGGAGCGGGCGTTCCCACATCGGTCAGAAATTGATTGATAGTAATATCAGATAGGTCAGATACAGACGTATAGTATACATTCTGAGGTTGAAGTGGTACAGGAGATTCGTGGAACTCGTATCCAGGTGCCACCTGGTTTCCATTTCTGTCTAGAATGCGATACAGTTCCCGAATAGGTCGCAGTGTTACACGGATTTCGCACTCGTGATACTGTAGAGCAACAAGTGGGAGCGATTCATAGGTTGACTCAGAGAACCAGAACGGAAGAGGAACCTGAATCCTACGTCCAGCAACGGAGGGGCGATTTACATTTGCTGGAACGCTGGTGGAGCCCGATGGGCCATTATTGTTATATACAGATGGATAACCCATTCCTGTCGTTCCTCCTGCGTAGATTCCCTTTGCCGGATCATATAGTTCTGGAACATTCCCAACAAGGCGTTCCCATTTCTTATAGGCGAATTCGTCCAAATCACTTTGAGCCTTTGCTATCAAATATGCTCCATCAAACTCTTGAATGCGTTGACCACCGATATAACATCCGATACTTTGAATGACATGACATCCAATATAGTTTGCCCACGCAAAATTGTATTGAGAGGTTCTAGTTCCATAGGAAAGTGTGGCGGGAAGAGGAATGTACTTGGAATAAATATCGGGAAGTTGAAACGTAAAATACACGTCTCGTACAAGTTCGGCGATGCGCTGGAGTTTATACCGAATCTGGATCGGCTGGTCGTAGGAGAGGTCCTGCGGACCATCCATTGAAAAAGTGACAGATTCCTCCGAAAAGTGAGAGTATTTTTTGTAGGTCTTATAAAAGTAGGTAAAATCCGGATTTCCGCTCAACAAGGTGTTCTGGGCTCCGTAGGCCACTAACGCAAATAATCCGCCACCTGGCATGCTACTGTATTTCTAGGTATTATATATGCGTGCTTACACTCGCACATATAATAAAGTGTACCGTGTTGTGAATTAGAACGACTGTGACCACCAAGTATCCGCCAAATAGGGGGGTTTATCGTCTATCATAGAGGAATCCATCTCACTTGACGGCCCTTCATTCATTAATTGCTGAATCTCTCCGTAGGCCAGTGCGTAATTGAAATAAGTTAGACGACTCATCATCCCCTTCATTGCTCCAAAGACATCAAATCCGTTCTCATCCACGGATGGAATCTTAGACTGGGTAAGGGTCATACGACGCTGACTGAAGCATACGATATCTTGATAATTCTGATAAGGTGCATGACCATCAAATGACATCTTACGAGAGAGATTACCATTAATATATACTTCCAATCCGTGATTCTGACATACAATGGTAAGATGGACCCATTTGGATACAGGGATATTTTGAACCTCCATGTACTGATTCCACCCCTTAAACGTATTCATGTATACGCGCAAGGTATTTGTATCGGAACGCATGAATACACCTGGACCCATTAATGGATAAGGCTGAGAATAGCCTTTATGAAAGAGATGGAGAAGACCGTATTCTTGGCGGAAAGTAGAGGGATGTACATAGAGGTAAAAGGAGTAACTGAATTCTACACCTGTGCGCTCGTTATCTGACAAGGAAGTGGGCTTTGAACCTTTCACGTTCGGATTCTGGGCGACAGTAATGGACTTGTTATCCGTATTGTACGTATAGGGTAAGAGTTCTGTACGATTCATGTGAAGACGATTGAAATACATGTAGATGGTCTCTGTAAAGAAAAGGGCAACATATACAATAAATACCATTGCCATTCCATAAAGGGCTTGTTCCAAAAGCGGATGCGATGACGAATTTGCATTCGCCGTATTCCTAGGTCCGTTTAAAAAAAGACTGTCAGACATGTCTGTTCCTATTTCTAGGAATCATATTCTTGCCTGGTTATTGTCTCCTGTCTCCTGTCTCTTGTCTCCTGTCTCCTGTATCCTGTTCATTTTGAGGTAACCGATACATCTACATTAAATTTGAAGATGGAACTAAGCCAACCACCAATGGATGTAATAGGGGCGGGACCCGCCATATAATTCTTATACACAGCATCGGGATTTAGGGCAGAATCATACATGGAGGTAGATGCAAGGAATCCACCGAATCCGCCATATGATAATAGATAGGCGGAGTAACCGCCTGCGTCCACCTTGTAAAAGGATGGAAGAACACAGGAGCGCACCAATTTGCCATCTAGATAAACATCTACTGTGCGACCATTCACTGTGACGGACAAATTGACCCATCGCTGGAGGTCAACCTCTGGTAAATCGCACATAGGGGAAGAATCTAGTAGCCCTGAATCACTCTGGATTGTGTCAAAAACGGCATTCAATGTAGATACCGTAAGCGACTCTTCGTTTGGCTGATTTGGATTAGAGGGGACTGCTTGAATGGCTGACTGATTGTCCTTTGTCTGGATACGAACATGGACCTTGGGCTTGCGACCACCCAGATAAATACGAATGGTGTCGAAGGATGGTCCGCCGAGTCGGAAGATGGATTTATTTCGTCCCGCACGGTGTCCCCAATTTGAGATATACATCCAGGTGGATACCGTGAATTCGCCACCCTCGTACAGGGATGGTAATTTATCTGTTGTAACAATAATGGGCTTAGAGGGTTCTACATCTGCGGGGGTTGAATCGGACAGTAATACATACTGGTTTGATGTCTTGGGGCCAAACAGATACTGATAGAGATAGTAGATACCGAGCAGACCGACTACAAAGATAAGGGCTGGAATCATCCGGGCAACAGGAGAGGCACTGTTATTCTGGTTATCCATATTCTGTCCATTGGGCCGATTATTATATCATTCATCTTATGCGTATGGCGATTTCCATTCATACAGGCTTCTCTTTGGAGGAGCAGTGACTGACTCACAGGGAAGTCCTGCCGGACACTCTGATGTAATAGTAAGAGCGGGAAATGTAGGAAAATCAGGTGAATGAGTTGGATTCCATTTCATAGCTGTCACCATTCCGCTCGTGTCTACATGTATCTTTCTCTCTCTATCTACCTCTTCAGGTGATAGCCGTCTGTTATTTACCATAAGATGGATAACAGTTCCTTCTAGTCCCTTTCCTCCCACGGATAGAGGACTCGCGATAACAACCGGATAATGTTCTAGACGATGGGATGCTACAAGGCGGTTATCGTACATAATATCAAATCGGCGCCCCTCTCGAAGAACCGCAAGATAGACCCATTTTTGTTTAGGAATGGAGGGGAGGGGGATTGTTTCATATTGAAAACGACTGGCTTGTTGCGTCTGTATGCGAAGACGGGCGCCATATTCCTTCTTTTCCTTGGGGGATGGGACTACCTCCAGAGACCAATTATTTTCCACTTGGAGCAGGGAAGTGTATTGGTCAGTGTTTCCGTAGTGAAGCGTTTTGTCCCCCTGATTCAAATAGAAGAATCCCATCACTGTTGTTCCACCTGAGCCTAGAATATCGGTCTGTACTCGGTCGGGCATTAGAACATTCTTCTTTTGATGTAGAGGCGTGGCAGAAGAGAGAATATCTTTATTGTCTGGTCCTGGATAAATACGATACACAATAAGATAGACCGTAACACATACAATCAGAACGATTGTTATGATGGTGGCTGTTGTTGTGGCCATTTCTATCTATTCGGCTTATTTTACAGGAGAGGAGAGGGATGGTAGAGAGGGTAGAGAGGAGAGGGATGGTAGAGAGGAGAGGGATGGTAGAGAGGAGAGGGATGGTAGAGAGGAGAGGGATGGTAGAGAGGAGAGGGATGGCATAGACGGCATAGAGGGCATAGATGGCATATCGCATGATGCCGAAGAAGAGGTTGGAATAGGGCCACCGCCCATATCAGAAGCGGTGCTCATAGCGGGAGATGAACTGCGAATCTCTGGGGTAGTTAGAACACGAGACCAAATTTTCAGGTTACGATACCGAGCAATGTTTGCTTCGATGCCCGAGGCAGGGGCGATATCGCCCTTTACATCCATCGGAGGCGCCTGATAGGTAACGGTGCGGACAAGATGGCTGTTCAAATATACCTCCATCGCTCTCTCCATTACAACTACAGTCAAGCGAAATACCTCCTGGACAGGAACATTTGGAAGAATGGCGGTCTCCATTTGATTATCCTTGTTAAGGACAGACACGATCATATCATTCGTATCCGGTTTTAGGGCGATTGCGAGGTTGTATTGTTGTAGAATGCCGAGTAGTGCGTCACCCGAGGGAGATGCTTTTGGAATGGCCCCACGAGTAAGAAGAATGCGTGGATGAGTGGCAAATTGAAGGGGGTTTTGAAGGAAGAGGTCTAGTTGAAGTGTGTAATCCATATACTGATTCTGGATAGGGAGGTCCTTGTTTTGGATTTGTCCCGTATTCCCTTTTGCCCAAAAGAGCGTACCGTCATCCCATCCTGGTACAGGAATCCAGCCGGGCGCACCTGGTCGCCATTTGAATACAGGACGGATAAAGAAATGGACAAAGAGCAATAGAATACCAATCACGATTAGAACTGCGAATAAATAGGTGAAAATCCGCTTAATTGAATCCAGCCATTGTCCAGAGTCGGATTGATTCCGCCTGTTCCATCTGTTCTGTCCGTTCTGCCCGTTCTGCCCGTTCTGCCGAGTTGTAGAGAACATAGATGTAATGGATCGTGTCGTGTTACCAGAAGAAAACCATCCAGGGCTTGTAGTTGCTGGCTGGGGTCTTGTCGTATTTCCGAATCCAAATAAATAGGGGGTAATATTGAGGCTCATCCTTCTGTTATGACCGTATCTTCTGATATAACTACATACAGGAATTTAGTGATGGGACACGACATACCATGCTCCGCCTATAATAGAGAACATTACTCCCGCGGTAATGAACCCCTTTACATAAGAGCGATAATCTACTTCATTCAAGTCCTCCGTTGTCCATACAGGTGAGCGGTCCCTTCTGCCGAGCCGTTCGTAATAAGACATAGTATCTTCCAGGGTCCATTCTTTCTTGTTATGAGTACGATTCACCTTATTGTGAATGGCAATTGTCCATTTAATTAGGTCTGTTCTAGAATCAAGAAACGGTGTCATGGGATTTTCTGCGAGGTGATGGTTGTAATGTTCGCGACAGACAGAACAGGGAAGAAGATTGGCGAGGGACTCGTAGAACTCTTTTGCGGATTTTTTATCCGTATAGGTTGGGGTTTTCGGATATCCAATCGCGACCAAATGAATCGTATGCCAGAAGAACGGACCCCATACTCGTGGTGAAAAGCGCATCTCTATCTTATTCGCTCTTTCTTACCTGGCTCATTTCTCCTGTTGCGGATAGGGACGGTATATAGGGACGGCATATAGGGACGGAGGATATAAAGAGCGTCGCGGGTATATCATCCAAGGATTTTTTAATGGAAACGGTTGCGCGTCCTCCCTATTGTACAAATTGTGGTCAGTCTGGGCATGTATTTAGGAATTGTATGTCACCTGTAACAAGTTATGGGGTAATCGCGGTACGTTATACGGATGATGCCATCGCGCAATCTCTTTTCTCCGTGGTCGCTCCTGCTACACCCCCATCTAGTTCTCTTCAATTTCTTCTTATTCGTCGTAAAGATTCCCTTTCTTTTGTAGAGTTTGTCCGTGGAAAGTATTCTCACTTGGACGAGGGCTACATTGGAAATCTATTACGGAATATGACTCAGACCGAACAGGGTCGCCTTCTAACCTGTACTTTTTCTGAATTGTGGTATCATATATGGGGTGAATCATCCGCATTGAAATCTCATAAGAATAATTACGAGGCGTCTGAAAGGCGATTCCTACAATTACAGGGTGAACTCCCACGGTTAGTACAGGAACATCCATCGTCGTGGAATGAGCCTGAATGGGGGTTTCCTAAGGGTAGACGAAACCCCCATGAATCTGACCTCCATTGTGCGGTTCGGGAGTTTCAAGAGGAGACGGGGCTCAGACGCCACGAGTTTCAGGTTATTCAGAACACATATTCTATCTCGGAAACGTTTTTTGGTTCTAATCATGTCCATTATTGTCATAAGTACTACTTGGCAATATGCCCCGCTCATACACAGGTACAATTTCATCCACAAAATGTGCATATGTTCCGAGAGATTGGGGACATTCAGTGGTGTTCGCTGGATGATGCCATTTCAAAGATTCGTCCGGATAATGTAGAGAAACGGGAGATTTTATTGAAGGCTGGGAAGATTTTGAAGAATTTTTACCCTGTTTTTTCCTTTGAGGCAGAGGGTTCGTAATACTCTTTGAAAATGAAATATAATATACTAGATAGCAATGGCGTCCAAACGTCTGAAGAATCTGACCAATGCGGAACTCTATGACCTCATGGACGCGGCGGAGAATGATAATACCATAACTCAAATTCAGCGTGAAATGGTTGAGAGAGGTCTATTAAATGTAAATGACCCTCTTGACCAGATTGATACTTTTGACCCTCTTGACCCTCTTGACCCTCTTGACCCTCTTGACCCTCTTGACCCTCTTGAGGAGGAGGAAGAAGAAGAGG